CCTGCGCTAAAGGTTGAAGCGTCATTTAAATCAGAGTTCCAAATAACGCCATCGATATCCATTACAAAAAGATAACCGTCTAATATAGCACCACCATGAGCAAGAAATGAAGGGAACGATCCACCTATTACGGTAACTGTATCCGCTGCATCAATTGTGTATGCTTTATTATCATCGGTATTAATTAGAACCAGTAAATTATTCAACTGCATGAAATGTGCTTTAGTTGTACCCGCCGTGATTGTGGTTCCAATTGCACCCGAATAAGAATTTTTATAAATCGTGTCGTTGTTTAAAATATAAAGAACGTTATTGAGATCCCAGAAATAGATCGCTCGACCTCTCGCCATTGTTGCTACTTCATTTATATTAAGTGATGGTCTTTGAGTCACAACGGGCTTGCCTTTACTGTCATCAACCATACCGTTAAAGATTCCTGTTTCTCTATCGGTGATTGTAGCCCCTGCAAAATTTTTAAATTCTAAATTAACAACTGCGTTTAAATTCATGTACCAAATAAGTTTTGTTGTTGACTGGTATCAATTACGAAAGTAACGTCTGTTTGCTCGTGATCGAAAGATAAGGCAAGGTCTAAGTACTCTCGCGCTTCCATTTTCAAAACTTGTCTGTCTTGAAGAGGATACCCGATCATTGGTGCGAGTCTTTCGGCTAAACCGTAAACAATGGCCTCGAACCATTCTTGAGGAAATTCAAAATCATCCGTAGCACTGTCGAGATCATCAAACGGCTTTTTAATGTGAGCAATGAAAACAGAATTACTTGAAAAGATATCATTTGCCGCAGGCCAGACACTTAATACTGTACTGGTTAACTGTGGATCGTAATAAAAATTAACTGGTGTTCCTTCGGTGTTTTTATCAGAGAGTGTAAAAAAGTCTGTTCGTGATAATCGAATTAAAGGAACATCAACTACAGTATCGTAATCTCTACGGTACAGTTCTAGTAACTCATTGGGGCGAACTATTTTTGTGGTATACCAGTAAACGAATTGATCAATAGCCGCCGCACTGGGTAGCCCTGTTGTAATGACAACCGTATCACCGTCCGTAATGGATGCAATGGTAGTCCAGTGAATCGTCCCGTCATCTAAAACAATACCGATATTATCAGCAACAACCATTCCTACTGTGGTATCGACTTCCAAAATGGTATCAAGGGCAATACCAGCGATACGCATTTCAGTTTTATTCATATCCAGTGAGATATGATCGTCACTTGCTGCTGATCCTAATGAATATGTCAATTGACCTTTAATAGGAACAATAGTGGCTTGTTTGATGACCCATAATTGAAGGCCGTAGGCTTGCCATGCTTTAACCATGATATTTAAAGCAACATTAGCATCGGTCACATCATCAGCAGAAGGTGTGCCGCCTGCGCGTAATGAACCTAAGATTCGATACGCATGTGCAATGATGCCATCACGGGCAACGGTATAATCACTTGATCCACTAATAGCCATTATTTACAACCATGTATGCCGTGAGCGTTTGAGTCTGGAAAGCGAGCCTTTACACGAATAAATTTAAACTTGCCTTTAAGTACCGCTATTTCACCTTGCGTAATACCGTGTTGTTCAGTGTTTTGGTATAAAGTTTTTAAAAGCACCTCGTACCAATCAATTCCGTTTAAGGAAACTTCCACTGCGATCCCGCCTTTATTGATACCGAAAGCATGATAATTGTAGCGAAAAACGTTTGCAGATTTATAGATGATGTCATCAATTGCTTGCGACTCAGTACCTTCCCATTCAAGACATTGATCGCCGTGGACTGGATATGTTTCACTCATGCTGTTTCGCCTTCATATAAAGCGGTAATAGTCGGAGCCGTTCCACCCGTTAAAGTGGTTAAGTTTATCCTCGTGTACCTGACTGGCTTATCAACAACATGAAACATTGCCGCTGCTGCTGCTAGTTCTCCTGCTGATGTCACGTGTGACGCTAAAGATGTCCACGTTATATCATCTAAAGAACCTTCAAGATCCACCGTTACTGCTGTGGGTGCGCCAGTGATAGTAAATTGCACAGTATGATTTCGTGGTTTCATTCGGACAGCCCACGTTAGGCTTGCACCTGTCGCGGTTGCCGCATTTAATAATTTTACAGCCATGATTAATACCTATAATGAGTTGTCGAACGTACCATCCGGTACAATCGTAGGGGTAGCCCAACTGGAATTATCTGTTTCTTGATCGGGTTGCTCTGGTCGAGTCCATGCAACGCTTTGATCGTCCTTAACTCCACGAAGGAAGTCTTGAGGGTGTCGAACTTCCCAGCAAGATTCGGGACAGACATAAAATCCATCCCAAGTCTTTTTTAAATCACGGGACTTTCGTTTTTCACCGCAACGATCACACCAAGCGTTCCACTGTTCTCTTGCGAGAAAATCAGCCTTACCCATTAGGTAATAGTCAATGCCGCAGGAACAGTACTTTGTCCGTAAACAAACCAGCTTGTACCGTTAGTTTCAAACGCAACCCAATCGCCAACAAGTGCGGTACTTGCAACAAAAGTTACAAAAGTCGCACCTGCAACCTCAAAATCTGCGGCTGCTGTTTGACCCGTACTAGTATTGAGACTACCCAATACAATATTGGTATCGGAAGCCGCATTTTCAGTAATGATGTACGCAGTGGTAGGATTAGTTTCAACTCGAAAACGAGCGACCCATCCTGCCTTAACTGTGGAAATAGCTGGTAACGTAATTGTAAAACCACCCGCTAGATTTAAGCCGAAGGTCTTTCCATTATCTTTACTGTCTAATTGTTTAGTCGTAATTAATGATTCGTAAGAATCTGAACCAATTGATAACGGTCCTGAGAAATGTGTATTTGACATTTTATTTATTCCTTGCTCTGTCGAGCAGTCAACTTGCGTTTTTCAGCAATCTATAATTAATGAAGGTAGTTAATAATTTGATGAAGTCGTTCGATAGAGTCATTAGCGTATCCAATTACAAAATTACAATGGCTGCACAATAACCCCCGAACCTTGCCTGTCTTGTGGTTGTGATCAACGGATAAACCTTGTTTGTTTTCATCCGAAGATTTGCCACAAATAGCACAACACCCTTTTTGCTTCTCGTGCATAGTGTTAAAATCTTCTAACGTAATGCCGTACCTCGTTCTTAAATAATTGTTTTTCTCTTTATCTGGGTTGTTCTTTCGCCACTGTTTGGCTTTATCCGCTGCGCTTTTATCTGGCTGCGCTTCTACCCATTCACAATTAGTTTTGGAAAAATTACCGTGTTTATCGAGTCGCTTTAATCGATGGTTTTTACTGGGCTTATCACCCATATCCGAAACAAAGACCCAAAAATCACGCCATTCATTACAGAGAGAAAACTTTGATTCCATTTTTTTCATCCACAACCACGAATTATAAAGTGGGTGCTTTTCACGTTGTCCCCAATCCTTCGGTCTGGTTGTGTTTAAATGACCGTGCCGTGATAAACGCTTTCTATGCGTATCACACAAACCATAAGCAACTACTTTTTTAGTACAGTCTTGAACTTCACACATTTACGTTGTCCTCTATATTTGATATAGTCAGGTAATGTAAAAACTTCAATAAAATCAACTACTTATCAAGCTCCAGGACTGCCATACAAGGTTCTAGGATCCGTCCAACCAAAAGAATAACGTTCAGTACACTTGAATTTTGCATTCGAAGTATCCATGTCGTTATCCGCTGCAAATTTCGCAGCCTTACGTTCAAAATGGGTTAAGCCATTAGGAATGTCAGTTTTGATGAACCAAGCGTCCACATCGGTTAAGTAATGATCGATTACAATTTGAGGAATAGACCCCATTGTTTTCATTGCATTCAAATCATTATCAGCCGTTGCAACACGGTTAGTAGAACGAAGGATTCTTTCAGCCTCGAATTGAAGATCGTTTTTAATGATCAACTTCTTAGGCAAAGCCTTCATTTGTTTACCGCGATCATCAAGGAAATTACCGATATCGATGACAGCTTGCTCTAATGCTGCTTCGGATAAATCCGCCGCAGTTGCAGGTCCATTTGTCCAAGTACCACCAGACACATTGGGATGGGAAGTACTACCACCACCGCCCGCAGAGGCGATTAAGCTAGAACCATCACCACCAACATAAGTGGTATTGAAAGCACGATTTAACACGTTTGCGGCTACGATTTCCTTAGTCACACGCATTGAATAGGCTAATCCTTCGGTACGTCTTTGACCTACAGTATCGTATAAATCATCGTCCATCATTTCTTCGGTGATGATAAATCCTAAACCATAGACAACGTGGTTATAACGGGTTAGGAATCCTTGTTGCTCGGTGTCGTACCCGATTGGATTACCTTCCGTTTTAACCGCCGCTGTACCAAAACCAGTCACGCCTACATCTTCTTCGAATGCTTTTCGTGAGCCTTTGGTTTCGAAGAACATTTTAAATTCTTCGGGGTACTCGTTGTATTTGTGTCCGTAGATCGCGTTAAGACCCGGCCACAATAGTTTGGCAAAATTGCCAGTAGTAATAGGCATAAGTTACTCCTTATTGAAAGACCATTTCGGCTTTAGTTATCGTCACCCAATAACGTGTATTCGTTAATGTCGAATCGTTATCAGAGTAAGCGGGGATTTCCACAACGCGCATATCGGTGTTTGTATTAGCCCCGACTTCTTGTTGTGAACGACCAGTAGTGACACTGCCTGCTGTTGCAACCAAATCAACTGGTGCGCCAACAAGAACATCAAGATCGGCATTTGATTGAACTTCAAAAATCATGTCATCTACAGGTACGTAGAAAACGCGCCAATCAGCCGCTGTGCTTGCGCTATCGTCGTAATATAAAGTAGTTAATGTGTCAGGATTATAAGCCCCTGCAAATTGACCACTCGCCGGATCCTTCTTACCAAAACCAACGGCAACACCTAAAAACGTAGCATCATTAGTGGCCGATACTGCACCAAGTCCTGACGTTAGCGAAATTAAGTCGCCAATAAAAATATCCGTACCACTGGTTACACCAACGGATCGAACGTTACCTGCCCAAGGTGCGCCCGATAACATTTTAATCGGGGTGAAACCTCTTGGGCGATCTGGATTAGCCATAATATTTTCCTTTAATTAATGACGATCAATTTGAACTGAACCATAATGACCGTCTTTTAATTTTTCTTTAACATCCC